ACACTGTTGTTCAAGTTGATTTATTTGAAGAAATATACAAAACAGGAGTATTTGGTACAATCACAGTTGCAGATACAAATGGTATTGTACAAAACGCACAAGTCATAGGTCAAGATTATCTTAGACTAAAATTAAGCACACCAGGTTTAGATGAAAGAGATGCAGATAAATTTACCATAGATTTTTCTGAAAATCCACTTGTCGTAACCAAAATAAATGCAAGATTTGATGTGTCAAAAGGTGGTGAAGTTTTTCAATTATCATTTATGTCACAAGAGGTTCTTCACAACTATAGACTAAAATTATCGAGAAGTTTTACAGAGATCAATTCTAATATAGTAGAAAACATTTTAAGAAGTCCAAATATTTTAGACTCAAGAAAAAAATTACATATTGAGGATACGATAGGCATTAGAAGACATGTAGTTCCTAATTTAACACCATTTGATTTTATATCTACATTGTTAGATGACTCAATATCTAAAGTAAATGGATCGCCACATTATTATTTTTTTGAAAACACAAAAGGTTTTCATTTTAGAACACTACAAAGTTTATATAATCAACCAGTCACAGCATTTTTTAATGATGGTGATGCTGGAACTGTTTTGAATGAGGGTAAAACAAGAGACATAGAAAAAGAATTTAATACTGCATTGTCATATGAACCTTCATCACAAAATGATATGCTTGCAAATATAATGGGTGGCATGTTAGGTAGCACATTTATCGAATACAATTTATTTCATAAAAAATATGCAATAAAAGAATACGGATATTTTGATAATTTTAGAGACTTTGAAAGAGTAAATGCAAAAACTATAAGTCGTGATAATCCTATATATAGTGAGGGAAGCGTTGATGACTCAGACAACAACGTAGGAGATTTTAAGAGTGCAAGAATTTTTCTTCAACCTAATAGCATTAATGAATCAAATCAAGGTGATGCAAGTCACTACAACACAAACACGACATCATATTCTTTCAGTCCAAACAATAAATCTAAATCAATCTCACACAACATGGCAAAAATGTTTGAATTAAATTCTACAATATCAGCAACTATGCAAGTCAACGGACATTGTAATTTATCAGTTGGTAATATAGTTCATGTATCAAGACCTGCTGGAGGCCCAGGTGATATTGATGAAGAATTTTCTGGTAAGTTTTTAATCACAAAACTAAGACACATATTTGATCAAGGAACAAGAAAACACGAGGTTCTAATGCATGTTGCAAAAGACTCATCAGTTGGTGTTGATAATGGGCCTGTAAAACAAATCAAAGGTAGAAATCAACCCACAATTAGGATATCAGAATATTAAGGAGGTGCATCTATAAACATTTATATTATTCTATACACATAGTCAAGGAGTTCGATAATGACAAACAAAAGAAAAACACGATTACGTAAAATGACTTTTTTAAACACACACCGACTATCAGAAACAAATGAGGATAATAAATATCAAGTAGGAAAAGAGTTTATAGACAAGAGACATGATTACTTTATCACAATTAGTCCAAGAGTTGCAAGAGGGAGTTTACGACCCTAATATATTCAAAGCAATATTTCTAGCAGGTGGCCCTGGTTCTGGCAAATCATATGTTGCAAAAAGAACACTAGGAGGTCAAGGATTAAAAGTTGTCAACTCAGATGATGCATTTGAAAAATTACTTAAAAAGGCAGGTTTATCTTTACGAATGCCTGAGAGAGAAAAACTTCCAAGAGATATTGTAAGAACACGAGCAAAAGAGTTGACAAAGACACGTCAAACCAATTATATTGAAGGAAGACTTGGTTTAATCATTGACGGTACAGGTCGTGATTATGATAGAATATCAAAACAAGCTGCACAGTTGCAAAACTTAGGATATGATACTTATATGATATATGTAAATACATCATTAGAAGTGGCATTGCAAAGAAATGAAAAAAGGGCAAGACGAGTTGAAGATAGTATTGTAAAGTCATCATGGAATGCTGTTCAACAAAACATTGGTAAGTTTTCTTTGTTTTTTAAGAATGGTTTTATTGTGGTCGATAATAATAGGGCAGACGAGGATGTCATGCGAGTGGTTTCTAAAAGAGTAAGATCATTACTAAAGAAACCAGTACAGAATGGTAGAGCGAAAGCATGGATACAGAACGAGTTACAAAAAAGAAAAAGATAAGAATTATTTGCACAAGAACTGGCACTAAATTTAGTCAGTGGTGGGAAGACAATCTTAAATATATGATTGATCAATACTCTAATATTGAGTATGATGAATTTGTTTGTATTCGTGACAATCGTTTTGAAGATGATTATGGCACATTTAATAATCTAATTATGTTTGATCAGTTTCGTGATAACGATTGGATAAATTTACAATTCGACTTAGATGTTATCATAAAGGGTGATTGTAATAAATTTTTAAAAGATGAGTTGCATGTTTGTGACGGTAGACAATGGCAAAGTGATATTAGTTATGAACTAACAGGCATAAGTTCTGATATATTATCATGGTCTGGTGATTACTCACATATCTATCAAAAAGTTGTTGATGATGTCGATTACTATTATCTTAAATATAGATCAGGTATCGATACATATCTTGCAAAAGAACATAATCCAAAACGATTTACAGAGGGTTATACATCTATAAGAACACTTACAGATTTCAACAAACATGATGTAGTAATATTCAATGGTCATTATGAAACGATGTTAAAAAGAGGTTGGTGGCATGAATATACTATGAATCCTAAACCATGGTGGAATGATATTGACAAATAATAATAATTATGATATAAAAGTAAATAATGTATGAAAATTCAGAATCAATACTTGTGCCGGGCACAATAGTAGAACACGTTGAATATCCCGAATGGGGTCAAGGACAAGTTCAGTCTTGTATTAATAACACTGTGACTATTAACTTTCAGAACGCAGGTAAAAAAACACTAAAAGTAGAATACGAAAAATTTAAATTGTTATGAAAATAGTAATCATAGGATTTGGTGTTGTTGGTCAAGCGACAAAAGAAACACTAAAAGGTAATAATACTATAGAGATACACGATCCAAAAAAGGGTCATATTTCTAATTATAAGGACGCTGACGTGGTTTTTATATGTACGCCTTATGAACATGTGGGAAGTTATTTAAATGAACTCAAAGATCATGAATTAGTGTTTGTAAGAAGTACAATACAGTTTGAGTGGGTGTTGAATACAAACATTGCAGTATGGCCAGAGTTCTTGACAGAGAGAACATGGAAAGAAGATGCTGTAAATCCGTTGTGTTGTATTTGTGGTGGCACAATACGTCAACTAGAAACATTAAAAAATTTAACAAAATTTAAATATATTAAATCTTGGTATCATACTGAAAACCATACGGCAGCATTGATGAAAAATGCAACAAATGTTTTTTATACGATGAAAGTTTCATATGCAAATATATTATACGACATATGTCAAAAATATAATATCTCATACGACAAATTAAAAGATTGTATTACTGAAGATCCACGAATGGGAACTCAACATTGGGATGTGCCAGGACCTGACGGTAAACTTGGTTATGGTGGAAAGTGTTTTCCACAAAACTTAGAGATGATGAAAGATCTGATCAAAGATAATGATCTGCTTATAGAGATAGAGAGATATAATAATACAAGAAGATAATGCCGACTTAGCTCAGTGGTAGAGCAGTTGATTTGTAATCATCAGGTCGAGAGTTCGAATCCCTCAGTCGGCACCAAAAAATTCATAAAAATCATTGATAAGAAAATAATGCACACCTTGTATGCTTTAATAACAATTGTAAATCAAACATTTTTCATATAAATTATAATTGAATAGGAGACAACATGTTAAAAAAAATTATCAAACTAACAAAATTTGTCAAATTAATGAAATTAGGAATGAAAAAAAATGTTAAAGAAGCTTTTAACTTCGTTAAGTGATTTACTTACACCAAAAACACAACAACAAATCGAGGAAGAATATCTAAGTCAAGCAGTTGATCGATATGACCTCGAATGGAGACAAAGAGAACTAATGAACAAGAAAGGATATTGGATATGAGAAAACCAATTTTCGCAACAGACATCAGATTTTATGGCACATCGCTATTTAAGGTATTGAAAGGTTAAATGAAATGGCACAATTATACAAGAATTTTAAATCTTTATTTACTACTAACGATACTGATAATGGTATTATTACTTTTTGTAAGACCGAATATGGATCTGACTGGTTCTGGGCGTATCGCACATATCAAACAGAAGGAAAATTTCCCTCAATTTTCACTAGAATTTAATAAATCCCCTACCTGACAGAATGTCGCAGGGGGTTTACCCCTTATTTTTCAACGTTTTTTCCACCAAATTAGACCTTGACAATATAGTCAAAAACCCTGTATATTATAATTGATGATGAAATTTAAAGTTACATGGAAACGTGGATACGGTGATTCAGACGGAAAGTCTGAGATCGTTAATTTTGACGAATTATTAGATTGGAATTTAGACGCATATTTGGGTGACGAATGGATCGATGAGTTCAAAGAAATGACTGTCGGTGGTGACATCAAATATGTTTACGGCCCATGCGGTGAAGAAGAAGTACATTATGAAAGGATCGCTTAATGAAAAAACCTAACTTATCAAAACTAGAATACTGGTTAAAATTAAAAGATCAAATGAGAGGTATGAGTGTCAAAGATTTGGATATCATTATTCAAATGGCGACAGAACAAAAACGAAATCTAGGAAAGATGTCGTCTTTCAAATATTCTCTCGGTGATCAAGTAATGTTTGGCAGACCAAATGGTCGTCAACGACTTGGTAAGATCGTGAAACTTAACCCTGCGAAAGCACTGATTGAAGAAGTCGGTGGTTCGAAATGGAGAGTTCCTTACTCTCTAATTAAGGCGGCGTAATGATCGTTAAAAAACAAAAATCAAGAGATGCAAAAAGGTACGTGTTAACATCACGTGCCAGAAATAAACAATTAGGTCTTATTAAAAAGTCATCTAAAAAATCAATGCGACAGTATAATAAACAGATGACAGATATAAGATACATGGATTCACACTATGCCTAAAGATGAATTAGAACAGTTTAAAGTAGAACCTATTACATTTACTAGGGTCACTTTAGAAGTTGAAAAAATACGTATTGATGATATACTAGATCAATATCGTAGAAAAATGCAAGATAGACCTCTTAAAGAAAATGAAAATCTAAACATGAATAGGTTTGAGGGATATATGCAAGGGTTATATTTTATGGAAAAAGTTATCATGGAGGCGCTGAATGAGCAATCAAAGACCCGGCAAATTCACTAAAGGATTAGATTCAGGTATGAACGAAATGAACCTGAAGAAATCGTTGTATCTTGCCGCTACACTATTAGAAAATGCTGACAAAGAAGACGAGGCATTTTATTTTCATCAACTTGTCGAATGGATTCAAGACGGAAACAAACTACCGTTAGAACCCAAAGAAATGGAAAGAGCACTTGGCATCTAAAATCGATAATAGATTACCTATTCTTAGTGATGCAGTAAGACCACCTGAAGTAGAGGGTGTTGATTTTATTGAGTTTGCTTGGATTAAAGTAAGTGAATTAAAAGAAAAATATTTTGATAAAAAATTTAATCCTAGAGTAACTGATGTTGATCATAATAAAATAACTGAGTTTTCAAAACTTATCAAAAATAATACTTACAGACATTTTAGTTTTTTTCCACCAGTCATTTGTCTGACAGTAAATAAATTAGTTAGTGGTTATCATAAATTTATGGCTCATCGAGCACAGTCATTAGAATATATTTTTGTTGCGTTTGTAAAAACAAACGGATCAGAAGTAAACGCAAAAAACTATGGCGTTATTTGTAATGCACCACAAAATGAATATGTCAATAATCCTAGAGATCAAAGAGACATCATTCAATTAGTTATTGAAAATTTAGAAGAACAAGGATATAATGATGATCACGCCCCACAAGATACAACTATTCAAAAAGTATATAATACTTTAAGAGTTCAAAAATCTGAAATATCTTTTGCAAAATTATTGAGAGAAATCAAAAAGAATTTCAATAAATTACAAACGCTTAAAACATATTCACCAGATGAATTAAAAGAATATGTTCATGAGAAGTATGGTGATCAAGAATCTAATAAAGGTCCTTTGGCCGATGTTTCATTCAAAAATTATGATAAGGATTCTGATAGACCATGGAAAGATGATAGAGTATGGTATATAGAATCAATGTGTCATCGTGATGATCAAAAAAATCCAGCACTACGAACCGCAAGATATATGGCATTTACTGAAACTATAGATTTAGAAAAAGCCCGAATGAATAAAAAAAAGTCTATTGAACAAATAAAGAGAGATATTTTGAGAGCAGCTGAGATAATAAAACACAAGGATTTTGTAGACCCAGAACTTATTTTTGTTAATCAAAGTTATGATGCTGACTAAAGATCAAAGCGATAATTGTTATACTTGTTTTCATAAGATGAGATCATCATTATGGATGTGGAATAAACCAGAATTTAAACAAAGAAACCTCTGGCGAATATTTTATACTGACATATCAACAATTACAAGTGGTATTATATCTTTAAAGGCATCAGAAAAAAATTATGCATATGAAAATGATCGATTGGTTGATGAACACTGGTCAACACCAGAAAAAATTGGTAAATTTATTTTTGATAATGCATCAGAATATCTTGAGGATTATGATAAATTTAAACAATTATATATGACATGTTCAATGACAATCAAGACTTTAAAATCAGAAAACATCACTTTATCAAAACAAAAAGGAGTGCGAGTATTAGAAAAATATAAAAATGCTAGTATTAATCTTATTCATCCAAAACTTGGCGTATTAATGCTTGATGACGGTGATGAATTTCCGTTTACATTACCAGAAAAATTCTTACAACAGGAAGGAAAATATGACTAAAAAAACATACACATATCACAATAATTCTAGGGTTGCCAGATACTTTGCAGAAAAACGTGGTGGAAAGTATATCGGTTTTATGGGTGATCTAGAATTACAATTAGAGATTATAAAAGATAATAACAGAGATAAAGATATACGAACATCTAAAAAGGGTGCATATGTAGTTGAGTATGACAAGTGATATTATTGAAAGTATTATTGATGTAGGAAGTGGTTTTCTACTTGCGATTGTCATACAATTACTCATATTTCCGTTGTTCGATCTATATCCAAGTATATTAGACAGTATGGGCATTGCTTTGATATTTACTGTGGTATCCATGACAAGATCAGCGTTATGGCGTAGATATTTTAGAAAACGAAGAGTATGACAGATGAACAAATAAAAGAGTTATTAGAGATGTTTCCAAACATACCAAACCCAGACGAACAACCTCTGGTGTTTGACTATTATATACGTGTTTATAAATTTTTGAAAGGGGTAAAATGAATGCGAGTTTTTCTAATTTCAGTGGTTATTTTTATAGTCCTAGTTCTAGGAATACTATATACTCAACCACAAAGATGGTTCTATCACAGTCACGAATGCGATGGTGGAATAGGTGGTGGATGCAACTTATCAACAGGCAAAGGAAATTTTTTAACGAGGTGGTAATATGAGACAATTTACTTACGATACATGGAACAGTATTATGGATGCCAATTGGAATCCATTACGACACATAAAAGACATGCAAGTACGACATTTGGTACTACAATTATTGGCATGGATGTGGTGTATCACATTTTCACTATATTTCGGATCATTTGTAATATTCGGATATAGTGCTGCGGCACACTTTATTATTATTCTAGCAGTAGTAGTGACAGTCGCTACATTTAAAACAGCAGAAAATTTTAAAACGCATGACGGAACACTGAAATACGAGGAGGCACAGGCTCCAAGTAAATACGAGGATATTTGGTAGAATGACGCAACCACATAAAGACATGTATCACAATCCGAATCTGAATGTAAAAGATTGGTGGAAAAGAATACCTGATAGTATTGAGTACGGAACAACAAGTTACGAAACAAAATACAGTTATCAGATATGTCCAAGTTGTGAGACAGATTTAGTCGATAACAAATGCGTTGTATGTGAACAAACAGAGGATGAGTAAATGAAACGATATGGTAATAAAATCAAACTATCGGAAGAATTATATCCTTTCCGACACATTATAGAAAAATGTATGGAAAAAGGTATAACAAAGTTTCCGTTGGTGCGATACAATAAAAAGATAATAAAAAAACAACCTGCAACCATCATATTAAACTAAATGGACGAGGAAGAGTGGTATGATGAATGCCCTCTTTGTGGTGAGGATATAGAGGAATGTGAATGTTTTGACTATGACTAAAATATTATGTATCGGAGATTCTTGGACTGATCCGAATTACCCCGAATATGACGGTATCAAAACATGGGCAGAATATTTCGACTGCGATATCATCGCTCGATATGCATGTTCAAATGATTGGATATTTGATTCTTTTTGTCGATATCACGAGGCATATGATAAAATCATTATACTATGGAGTGAATGGCATCGACATGGATTGACAGGAAAAGCGCATACTTTCTCAAAAACAGACGATGTATTGATAGATATACTCAAGACACCAAACTATATGTACGCTGTTGATAAAATACGAGGAAATAATGTATTTCAAATGCAAGGACCTGACATCGTAGGATATGGTTATAATACGCAAAAAGAGATAGATATATCTGCGTATAAGGCGTGTAAACACATTATTGACAGAGATATTACATCAAATGTACATGGATGGCCCTGTATGGAAGAGATTGGTGGATTTAATTGTCGATCATTATTAAACAAATCATTTCCGAATAAATCATGGAAACTATCAAAGAATAACGGACACCCCAACACACAAGGACATCAATTTATATACGAATATATAAGAACACATGCGAACTTACAATAAAACCCCCAACCCTCATACAATAGAACAACAACTCACAGTAAGCTCGCTCGCTAGGGGCTTGGCATGAGTATTCCACAGTATAAGAACGATATTGGTGTACAATCCATACAAATCGGAGTACGAAACTTTCAATGTGTAGGAGAAACACCACCAATGGATCATCCACACATATACTTAACAATGGGAAGTGGTATACGTAAGGTCTGTCTATATTGTAACACAGAATACACACTAAACAGTAGTCTTTCACGTGAGGAGACAATACCCGAGGGTTGTTATCATGGAGAGGTAGATGAGACATTACGGTAATAGACTGCACATAGTAGGATATACGCACATATCAGGCGACTTCTTCGGTCATATTCTCAGAGTCAACGGAAAGAAAGTACAATATATACCTGTACCACATGTTTGCGTAAAACTTTACAAAACCCTAAGAAATATAGTAAGTAGTGTTGGTTAGAGTCTGCGGCCTATCGGCAAAAAATTTCTGAGTTTCCACAAAAATTATCGAAAAATCCCATCGGGGCCCGAAAAGGCCTTGACAAAAGCCCAAACCTGTGGTATAATAGGTTATGTGCCTGGGGGTATAGTATAGCATATCAGCGTAGTATAGTATACCCTTGACAAATGGTACAAACTATGATATATTAATAGAATATCACAGATACATCACAGTATGTTCGAGTGATCTGTGATATACAGTCAGAGTGGCCTCATTAAGGTAGTTTGGTGGCCCACATAGTACACATAGAGCGGCTCTCAATCGCCGATAGTGTATGAAAGTTCCGAGTTCTCGGTGTGGGGTGGAAGTTGAGGCCCTCTGAACTATACATGCGACAGGTTGACACCCCGCCCTTTAGAGTAGGTGGTGGCTTGTAATCTATAAATGCAATGTAGAATCCTACCTTTATACTGCGACATTCTGGTACCCCCACCCCCCTAAATTCTCTTGACAAACCCGTAGGGATGTTATATACTAAAATATATCGAAAGGATAAATTATGGGAAAAGTAAAAGCAATGTACATGGAACAAGAAGAACAGATTATGGAGTGGTATTATGACGGTATTACTCTTGAAAAGGCAAAACATCTAGCGGAATTGTCTTTCGGTCCTTCTGTAATACAATTAGTAGAAGAAATCTACAAATATGGTGAATCTTACTTTCTAGAGAAAGAACACTATGGTGTCGAAGAGCCTATATGATACTTCCACCAGACGTGAAAGCGTTATTTGTCACTTCAATGGCAATTGTATTTGTATTAATTATATTCGGAGCGTAAAATGGTACGTCAATTGACATTTAATACATGTCTATTGTTTAGTATATCGTTTTTCATACTACTTGGTGTAGTAGCAACTGCATAGTGGAGTTCTATATGATTGAATATGCGATGATACTCTTTGCAATTCTACTGAATGAAACTTTGATCAGTATATTTTAGGGGGTATAGCTCAGTTGGGAGAGCACTTGATTTGCATTCAAGGGGTCGTGGGTTCGAATCCCTCTACCTCCACCAGCCAGCGAAGCAACTTTTAGGAACTGCGAGCGTCTTTGATATACTCTGATGTATGGTTGTGGCGGCGTCACACGAAACTTTTCTTATAAATAAACATGTATTAGGAGTAATTGACATGTCAAAATATTTTTTATTATCATCTAACCATAACGATTTTTCATCTCTGGCAACATATGTCATCGGAAAGACATTAGGTTATCACGATAACTATCTCAATAAGTCAGAGGTTTCAAGTCCGTACAAAGATTGGAACGTTTTTATCGAACAAACGACTGGTTCCGATACAATTAGTAACATTTCAAACATGAGTACATGGTTGTCAACTCTTTATGATAATGTCAACGCAGATAATATTGAAGATTATTCTACAGCCTTGACAGGTTTACTTTGGGAATCAAAGAAAACTGCTTCTAATGCACATTATGGTGATGTTCACGTACAGATTGGTATCGATCCGTCTGTAACGATTGACACAACTGATTACGATAAGGTCGTAGCAGTGACAGATTCAAAAGTCATTCACCTGACATGGAGTGATTTTACGCATTCATCCTTTACAACCACCTACAAAGCACGTTGTGATGCCATGGATACTGGTAATAATGTATCTGATTGGGATGAAAGAATTAAAACTTACAAAGCAAACATGAATGCGATTACATATCCAAGTGATGGTAAGAGTTTTGTATTGTATCAAGATAAACTTTTAGATAAAGATGCGACACACTATGGTGAACTTTGCACATTTTTAGGACGATCACAGTTAGGCACATCCACCTGGCAAGGATACGTGGACGCTTATAATACTTTTATTTCATCATAATAGTTGACATTCGTCACATTTTCTGATACATTTACAGTATGAACAACGCAAATCTGCAACAAACAATTTCATTAAAGGATTTAAATCGACCAAAAGATCATATTCAAGTATTAGAAACTTATCCTTTTGCCATACGTAACATCTACGATGATGCGATGTCAATCAATATCAATCGTAAAACAGGGCAACAAGTTCCTTTACACATTGATTTAGAATTAACAACACTTGAAAAAGTTGGAGTTGTTCGTACATCAAATGTCAACGCAAGAATGACTGATTGGTATGTACATCAAGAAAGTGATTCCTATAATTGGATTGCTCAACAAGCGTGTGCCCTTGCAGAACAGATTACAGCGAAACTTGCAAAGACAAAATTCGAGTGTCATGAGATGTGGGGTGTGCATTACACTGAAAAAACATCGACACGAGCTCATTCACACTGGCCTTATCAGTTTGCTTTTGGATATTATATCAAAATGCCATCATACGCTCCCTTGATTTTTCCTACTGCGAACTATGAATACAATCCTAAACCTGGCGATCTTGTTGTTTTTCCTGGCCATATACAACATGAAGTGAAATCTGTTGAAGGTGAACGCATCATGGTTGCAGGTAATCTCAAAAATACTCTCTGGTCAGTTTCAAGAAATTTTCAAAACTCATCAATCAAGGATGTCATCAAACATAATATATAAATATAGATATGTTAAATGGATTAAAAAGAAGAAGTCAACATTTTTTCTATGATGATACAAAGATTCCGTCAAAAGAAACAATAGATCTAATACTTCGAGATACTTACTCATTAGTTCCTTTGAAAAATGATCTATCATGGATCAAAGCAGAAGTTTTTGGACCAGAGTATTCTGAGGATAAACATAAATTTTGTTTACAAACTGTCTGTGATTATTATGATGGTGATGAAAATGATGTTTACTCAGAGGCAGGTATTGATCCGTTAAAGATAGTTGACCCGATAAACGTTTGGGGTATTGGCAGAGAAAGAGAAAAACATATTCAAGAAGATCTCATGCCAAAACTTTTAGAATACAAAAAGATTAAAAAAAGAATACAACCACCTCTTCTATACAATTTAGTTCAGTTTAACAATCAAGTATTGGCACCTTGGGTGATTATGTTTACTTGTAATCTCAATCGTAACGGAAGAGCGATCATACAAAATAAAAATCCAAATGATATAGATCATTCACTTCTAAAATATACAAATGTTAAAAATGCGTATGTACAAACATCCATGATGGCGTTGACAATCGCAGGTTTGGCAAATGAAAATGATTTAGACTGTAGTTTTACTATGGGATTTTTTCCAAGTAATCACAATGACAACGCATTGATTAGTACAGATGAAAAATTTTTGATGGCTGTAAGTGTTGGTGTTGCAGACAATGATGTCGATTACTCAAAAGCAGACTCAACAAAACGTAAAGAGTTTAACAAATATTCAAACATTTTTAAATTTAAATAGATATGAACAAAACAAATTTTATGGGTAAGGACGGATTTCATTGGTTCGTAGGAGTTGTAGAATCAAGAGAAGATCCAAGTCAACTAGGAAGAGTCCAAGTTCGTGTCTTAGGTATTCACACAGATAACAAAACATCTATACCCACAGAAGATTTACCTTGGGCGACTGTGATGCAACCAACTACAAGTTCAGCAAACTCTGGTATAGGAACATCACCAAGTTTTATTATTGAAGGATCATGGGTTGTAGGATTTTTTATGGATACAGAAAAACAACAACCAATTATCATGGGAACTTTACCTGGTGTTCAAAATCAAGAGGTTGATACATCAAAAGGTTTTTATGATCCAAACGGAACGTATCCATTAAGTCATTATCTAAATGAATCTGATGTAAATAAACTTGCCAGAGGCGATAGTACACGATTAGTAAAAGTGCCTGATACAGTAACAGGCGAACCTTCCAATCCTTACAACGCTGTCTATCCAAAAAATCATGTGTTTGAATCTGAATCAGGTCACGTTATAGAGATTGACGATACTACAGACGCAGAAAGAATACATGTTTATCACAAGTCAGGTTCATTTGTAGAGTTTCATCCTAATGGTGATATTGTCACACAACACAAAAATGGATTCAAAACTGTGACGGGCAATGATAATATTCATGTCACAGGTGATCTAACAATCAAAGCAGATGGTGATATAAAGATAGACGGAAAGACGATCAATCTAAATTCTGGCACACAAGGTGCCGCACGATTCGGTGATACAACATTAGATAATGATACTGAACTCAATGGCGCCGATGCAGGTAAAATAGATTCCAGCTCTTCTACTGTAATCATTGGTGATTAGTGTATAAATACTCTTATAGGAGAGTATCTTTATGGCACACGTTTCAGGTAATTTTGGCACAGACGCACAATTAACAAACAAAAGTAGTAAGTCTGCAAGAATAAACGCTGATTTAGATTTATTTTTCACAAGAAGAACAAATAAAGATGTTAGCGTTGTAGAAGATATTCAGGCTGTCAAAAGATCAATTCGTAATTTAGTACAATTTAATCCTCATGAGAAACCATTTCACCCAGAGATCTCATCAGGTATTCGTGATTTATTATTTGAAAATATGTCACCTGTCACCAGTGTTGTACTTGCAAGGAAAGTAGAAGACGTAATTACAAACTTTGAACCTCGTGCTAGACTACAATCTGTAAGAGCGATACCAAGATTTGATGACAACGCATATGAGGTCACTGTTGATTTTTACGTTAGAAACTATCCTACAGAATTAGTAAACTTAGACCTCTTTCTAGAGAGATTACGATAATGGCAACGACTGTAAATAAAAAAAATTTAAGAGTAACTGAACTTGACTTTGATGAAATAAAAGATAATCTAAAAACTTTTTTAAAAGATCAAGATGTATTAAAAGATTACGACTTCGATGGTTCTGCGATGAACATATTGTTAGACACACTTGCATACAACACTCACTACCTTGGTTACAATGCAAACATGGCTGCAAATGAAATGTTCTTAGACACAGCAGGTTTACGTTCATCTGTGGTATCACACGCAAAAACTTTAGGTTATGAAGTTCAATCTGCTCGAGCACCAAAAGCACAAATCAGCGTGACAGTGGTTTCTGATCAAACATCTATCACAATGCCAGCAGGTACAAAATTTTCAACAACATATGATGGCACAGATTACAATTTTGTAACATCAAATGATATACAAAGATTTAAGTTTGGTAATTCTGTTAACTTTGATTCAATAGATGTTTTTGAAGGTACATACATTACAACAAGATATACAGTTGATACATCAGACTTAGAACAAAGATTTTTATTAAGAGACAATCGTGCCGATACATCCACACTAAGAGTCACAGTTCAGAACTCATCTACAGATACAACTTCAACAACTTATACAAAGGCAACTGATATCACACAATTAGAATCTACATCTACAGTTTATTATTTACAAGAAACTGAGGGAGGTCAATTTGAAGTTTACTTTGGAGATGACGTGGTTTCAAAAGCAGTGGCAGATGGTAACATTGTATTTTTAACATATGTTGTTACAAACAAAACTGAAGCAAACGGTGCATCATTATTTAATCCACCAAGTTCGATTGGTGACGAAACAAATATTTCTGTAACCACAGTATCAAATGCAATCGGTGGTGCAGAACCTGAGACATTACGATCAATAAAATTAAATGCACCTTTGAATTATGCATCACAAGGTAGAGCTGTAACAACATCTGATTATGAGTCAGTAGTCAAAAGAGTTTTTGCAAACACACAAGCAGTTTCAGTTTTTGGTGGAGAGGACGGAAGTTTTAATTCATCAACTGGTGTGACATCAACACCTGAATATGGAAAAGTTTTTATATCAATTAAATCTACAACTGGTGCAAACTTAACATCATCACAAAAAACACAATTGGTAAGTGATTTAAAAACTTATACGATTGCATCTATAACACCTGTGATTGTTGACCCAGAAACAACATTTTTAAGACTTGCAATTACATATAGTTATGACACGTCTGCAACAACTTTAGGATCAAGTGATATTGATGGTTTGATCACCACTGCATTACAATCATACAACTCAAATACATTACAAACATTTAATTCACAATACAGAGCATCTGCTGTTTCAAAACTTATCGATGAAGCAGATAACTCTATTTTAAATAGTACAACATCTGTTAAACTTTCAAAGTTCTTCACACCAACACAAGGAACAACAACTTCATATAGAATACCTTTTAACAATGCGTTATTACACCCAGAGGATGGTTATCTAGCATCGACTGGTGGTGTTGTTTCATCAACTGGTTTTAGAGTAGGAACAGATACGACATCAGAGTTTTTCTTTGATGATGATGGCCAAGGTAATTTAAGAAGATACTCAATCGTTGGAACTACAAGAAACTATGCAGACTCAAGCGCAGGCACAATAGATTATGATTCTGGTTTGGTAACAATTAATAATATTAATATCACTGGTGTTCTTAATGTAGATGATTTAACATCATCACAAATAAGAATTATAGTGACACCTAATTCAAATGATATCGTGCCAGTGAGAAATCAAATATTAGAAATTGATTTTGTTAATACAAGTTTAAATGGTAACATCGATACAGCCACAACATCAGGCACAACTACAACAACCACTGGCTCTGGAACAACTGCCACAACTACTGTGACATCATCAGGTGGCACGTCAAGTTATTAATGAAAAAAAATGAGTCATGATCCTAAATTCAATAAAAAGATATCACCTCTTATAAAAGGTCAATTACCAGACTTTTTACAAGACGCAGATTTCGAAACTTATAGAAATTTCGTAAGAGACTTCTATAAATTTTTAGAATCTGCAAGGATGAAGTTTACTTACACTACAAACTACCTTGTTTTAGAACCTGTCACTAAATCTTATGTTTTAGAAGAAACAGATGATAACAGAGTTGTATTAGAAGACTCAGTTGAATTTACAATAGGTGAAACAATAGTAGGACAAACATCAGGTGCCGAAGCAACTGTGCTTGTTAATGATGCAAGAAACTCTCAAATCTATATCACATCAAATCAAAGGTTTGAACTTGGTGAAATTGTTAAAGGAAACACATCAGGTTCTGAAGCAACATTAGATGCATACAAAACAAACCCTGTTCAGAATATTCAACAAATGTTGGATTATGCAAATATTGATAATACAATCTTTGAATACTTTGATCAGTTTAGAGAAGCATTTTTAAGTGTTATACCTAAGACACTTGCCACAGGTGTTGCAAAAAGAAAACTTGTAAAAAATATTAAAGATCTATATTCTGCAAAAGGAACTAGAGATGGTCACAAACTTTTCTTTAGAATATTATTAGGTGAGAATGCAGAAATATTTTATCCAAACGAAAATATTCTAAATGTATCTGGTGGTGATTGGAGAGGCAAATTAAAAATAAGATGTACATCATCAGGTGCATCTTCTAATGAAGCAGTTGGTCAAGTAATCACAGGTAGATCATCAGGCGCAACTGCAAGTGTTGATGCCGCCTCTGTGTTTCAGCAAGACACAGCTTCTGTCGTTGAGTTTGATATAGAAAATGTAGTAGGAACTTTTACAAGTGGAGAGACTTTAGATTTAACATCAGCAGTAACAGATACACCTATCACATTTGTTATTAAATCAATTGTTACAAAAGCAAACATAGTTAATGATGGTATATTACACACTGCAAAAGAAGCACTGACAGTTGATAATACAAAAGGAAATGGTTTTGCAGATGTGCTTGTTAATAATATCAAAAGAGGTTCTGTATCAGATGTATTTGTTCAAACAGTAGGTAGTGGATATGAGGTAGGTGATAAACTTACATTCACAGGTGGTGACGGTATCACAAGAGCAACAGGTATAGTATCAGCAGTTGGTGGTGGTATTGCATTAGAAGATAGTTCAGGTAATCTTATTATTGATAGTGGAACAGAATCAACTGAAGAACCATTTAACATTGCGTTAGAATCACAAGATGTAGTTGATGGCCCATTTTATCTTTATGGTACAGCAGAGTATGATCAAAAAGGTGCTGGCAAAACAGGTTATTTTTATCCTTTATTTTTAACACAATCAGGTGCAGGTGGAGAAGATAACTCACACGCACATACTTTTATAGATTTTCCTGGCGTTACTTTTTACATGCCAAATGCAACAGTCAATCATGGTATGGCAGATTTTCCAACAGGTTCATATGATAGTAATCCTTACGTTGAATATCCATTACCAGAAAATGATCTTTTAATTTTAGACGGAACAGATTTATCAAGTTCAGATGCAGGTGACAATATTCTTACAAATGAAACTCAAGTATCTTTAGATACATTTTCAACACCAAATGATATACTTGTTCTTGAACATGACACGTTTGCAACTGATGCTGAAGCATCATCAATAAGAGACGTATTTTTATCTAACGGTGGTGAGGGATATGATGCACTTCCAACAATAACAGTTCAATCATCTAATGGTAGTGGTGCAAAAATTCTTGCACTTACAACTGACATTGGTGCAGTAGAATCTTTAGTGATTAATGATAGTGGAATTAATTATAATCAAGATGATAAACCTGATGTAGAGTTAATCGCACACTTTATTTTAAAAGATGTTTCTGGTACGTTTGAAACAGACAACACATTGACCACACATGTTGGAACTGTAAAAAGTTTTGACTCAGATAGACAACAATTAAATACTACTTTTGAAAATAAAATAAAATTTGATTTAGAACAATCAACAGCATTTAACATACCTTTTGTTCAAGAAGGTAATAGTTCAGCAGTAAATGAAAATAATTTATTGGCAGAAGATACTCAAATAGAAGTTACAGATGATGACGATAATATTATTTTAAATGGCACAAGTGTTACAACTGAAGCGACACAATTTATTAATGTTGATGTAAAACATTTTGATGTTGCTTCTCCTAACGCACAAGATTATTTTATAGTAGATAATGTAAGACAAAAACAATTAAGATTGAAAAAAGGTAACACTTATTATTTTGATTTATCTGATTCATCTTTGTTCAATGCAGACACCTCTTTAAATCGTCCTTTTAGATTTTCCACAACTGAAGATGGCACACACAACAGTGGCACTGAATATACGACTGGTGTTACAAAATCAGCATCAACAACTGCAATCGGAACAACTGGTGCATTCATACAAATAGTCGTTGCAAATGATGCTCCACAATTATTTTATTATAATCCTAATAATAGTGGTGAAGGTGGAAAGGTTGAAGTTGTATCTAGGAATACTATTATTGCTGATGCAGGTTCTAATGTTTTATTAGACGGAACAAGTGTAAATAAAGATAGATTATTAATTGAAACACCAGCAGGTGAAAATCCTTTACTTGGTATTGATATGGAAGATAACTCTGGTGACATACTTTTAGAATCTACTTTCTTAGGTGTTATTGGTGATGAGAATGGTAAAGTAGTTTTAGATAGTTTACATAATATAGGCACAAGATTTTTAGCGGCCGAATCAAGTCTTGATGATCGAAGACTAAAAAATGAACAAGTTGGTAATTTAATTATAGCAGAAACAGGTGATAGATTAGTTGGTGAAACACAAAACTCTACATCTATTGGTGATCATATTGTTCTTGATGGCACAGACGCATCACAAAATAACGCAGGTCAAAATTTAATCAATCAAGAAGACATTGATTTCTCAGGTCAAGATGTTGTTATCACTGATTCTAGTGGTGCAACAGGTACAATATTATTAGCAGATATTGCGACTGCCACTGTTGATGTTGATGTGACACAAGATACAGAAGGTAATTATATTAATGTTAAATCATTAGTGGGTGAGGATTTAATTAGAGTTCAAGATTCTTATTACTATCAACAGTTTTCTTATGAAGTGCAAGTTGGTCAGTCAACTGCAACATTCATAAACGAACTAAAGAAAGCAGTACACCCTGCTGGATTTGCACCATTTGGAAAAGTTTCTATTGCATCATTTATATCAGCCGCAATAGGAACGACAGGTTCACAACAAGCAGACCCTGTAGATTCTACTGAAACATTCTCACCAATTCTTGCATCTACATTTGATTTCATATTTGATGAAGTATTGCAGAGAAGACATCATGTACCTAGAGTTGGTGCAAGGATAGGTAATAGAACTGATAAAATTACAATAGATGGTTCTTCAACATCAACACTTGCACTTGATGGTAGTGATAGTTCATCATCAAATGCAGGTAGCACAATTATTGCAGAGGACGATTTAGGTAATGTTAATATGATAGCAGAAAGTGCTTTATCACAAGATGCAAATGGAAGTATAAAATGTGAAGAGGGAACACTTACAATCTACGGACAAGGTAATAGAATATTTGCAGAAACAGCATCAGTTCAAGGTGGTGATCACGAACTTGTATTTGTTCCGAATATAAATGTAGTAGTACAATCACAAGCGAGGGCAAGATAATGGCACAGAAAAATTTATTATTACATTTAGGAAAAGATTCATTTGGTGCTCAAGACGGTGATGGTATACAACTTGAAAATAGATCAGACGGATCTTTTGAATATGGAAAAATTATTTTAGACGGAACAGAGCCATTAGGGATTGTTAACTTTCTTGTTCAAGAAACAAATGGTGATAATCTTATCGCAGAAGATTCTTTACAAAGAACTAATCAAGTAAATCTTATCGCAGAAGATTCTATATTTTCTTTTGGAAGAACACAAGTACAAAACATAGGTGAGACTTTATTACAAGATAATCCTACAGATGTTGAACTAATAACAATCGCAGATATGGACGGAATCAGAATCGTAGATATTATTAGAAATAGTAAAATACTTTTAGAAAATCCAGCATCAGTTGAAGGATTTAAGTTTATGAACAAAATTATTTCAGAGTTAGATAATGTGACACCACTAAAAAGTGAAGCAAGTCTAGGTGGAAAATTTTTAGTATATGAAGATGGCACGTTTCCTGTATTAAATCCATTTGTTAATTTACAAAGTGGTCAAGGTGATATCAATTCTGGTTCCACAGATGAGGATGGTATTCAAATAGAAGGTGGTGGATTAGTTCTTGCAGAAACAGGACAAAGACTGATCAGTGAATCATTATTAGGAAACAAAAACTTTGCACAAGAGGTCAATGGAGTTTTAGAGATAGAGGACTACTCACCTAACTCTAACATTGTTCACTTGATGGCAGAAACTGGCACACGAGGAACTGATGGTTTTAGAATGTCATTAGAAAGATCACTACAACCAGAAAACAAAGATGGTATATTATTAGAAGACTCTGAAATAGATAATCTTGTGTTGAATGGAACAGATTTAAGTTCTACAGACGCAGGTGATAAAATTTTATATGAAATAGATTTAAATGATATAGATTTACAAACAAATCTAATATTAGCAGAACAAACACACATATTTTTTGATGAAGGACAAATCCCACATCAAAACTTTGATTTAAGTTTGAACGAAGGTAGACCAAATGACTTGATCGCAAAAGGAAGTGTACCAGTGACCTTAAGTTCAGTGATAGGATTATCTACTTAGGAGTATAAATAACAGTATAAATATAACAAAGGAAGAGTAAGTCATGACAGCAATAATTACAGAAAAGTTTAGGTTGCATAACGCATCACAGTTTGTTGAGTCGTTTTCAGAGGCGGCAAAATCAACATATTATCTATTCATAGGTAAAGCAACACCATTTACAAGTGGAACAAGTGGAGGATCAGATACATCCCCACCCACACCTGCAGACGCAGTTTCAAACGAATTTTACAGATATGATTCAATGTTGGCTGCAAAACTTATTACAAGTTCAGATGTCTCTAACGCTCTTCCTAGAGTAAACTGGGCTAACAGTACAGTATTTGACAGATATGATGATCAAGTAACATCATCAAACACAACAACATCAGGTGCATCATCAATTTATCAAGGTAATTTTTATTTTCTTACATCTACAAACAAAGTATATAAAGTATTAAACAATAATGGTGGCACTGCATTTTCTGGTTCTGAACCTACCTCTACATCTACGTCACCATTTGAATCAGGTGGTTACGTGTTAAAGTACATGTATGAGATAACATCCTCAGAAGCAACTAAATTTTTAACAACTGATTACATGCCAGTATCCACAGACTCAACTGTATCAGCAGCCGCAACTGATGGTAAGATAGAATCACTTGCGATAACTGTAGGATCTGGTTACAATGACGGAACATATTATTTTCCCGTATTTGGTGATGGCACAAGTCAAGGAACATCTTCTGGTGCGATAGTCCGTGCAACTGTTTCAGGTGGAGCATTTGCAGATTTTGGTTTGACTGCTGGAACAGATACAACAATACATGCAGGTGGATCAGGTTATACTTTTGCAAACGTTTCATTAACAAACGTATTTTCTGATGCAGCTTTATCATCATCAACAACTGTTGGTTCTGGTACTGGTGCAGTTATTCGTCCAATCATATCACCTAAAGATGGTCACGGTGCAAACGCTGTAAATGAACTAGGTGGTCACTTTGTAATAACAAATACAACACTAACTCAAGCAGAGGGTGATGACTTTACAACTGCAAACGATTTTAGAAATGTAGGTATCGTTGTAGATCCAACAGATTTTGGAACATCAACTATTGCAACTGCATCAACAAGAAGAATGACATATGTTGTTAAGTTTTCTTCAAACACAGGAAACTTTGATGTTGATGAACAGATTACACAAGCAACTACAGGCGCCGTTGGTAGAGTGGTTGAATGGGATAATTCTAGAAAATTATTATTTTATCAACAAGAGAGATTTTCAAGTTATGGAACAGCAACTACTACACAATCTTTCACAGCATTTAGTGGTGCAAATAATATCACTGGTGCAACGAGTGGAGCTGTAGGAACACCAAGTACAACAGGTTCTGAAACTGTAACACTTGCAGGTGGTAATACAATCACTTTAACAAGTGGATATGCAAACCCAGAATTAAAGTTTGACTCTGGTAACATAATTTATACAGAAAATAGAAAACCAATACAAAGAGTTTCAGATCAAACCGAAGACATAAAGATAATTATAGAGTTCTAATATGGTACAAAAAACAGATTTAAATGTTGCGCCATATTATGACGACTTCAGCGAAGATAAAAATTTTCATCGTATTTTATTCAGACCTGGTTTTGCAGTACAAGCACGAGAACTAACACAATTACAATCTATACTACAAAATCAGATTGAACGATTTGGTAATCACATGTTCCAAGAAGGAACTGCTGTTATACCTGGTAATCAAAATATTAATCCTAATTATTATTCTATTAGACTTGCATCAACTTTTGCAGGTGAAACAATTGATGTGTCAAAATATTATAATGCATCATCGCCTATAGAGATACAAGGTGCGACAAGTGGAGTAAGAGCAAAAGTCATAGGATTTAAAGCTGCAACTGCAACAACTCAACCTTTACTTTATGTGCATTATGTATCATCAGGTTCTGATTTAGAAACAACAGTTTTTCAAGATGGCGAAAATATATTTGCTGATGCAGCCATAACTCATACGACTGCATATTCTATCAATGCTAATTCAGCAACTACATTTACACCAACAGACGATACAACTGCATCTCAAATAGGAACTGCTGTCACTGCAGGCGGTGGAGTATATTATATTCGTGGAACTTTTGTTCAAATGACTGAACAAACAGTCGTTTTATCTGATAATAGTCAAACTGCAACAGGAAGAGTAGGATTTACAGTATCAGAGGAGTTGATATCACCTGAAACAGATGAATCTTTGACAGATAATGCAACAGGTGCTTCAAACTTTGCAGCCAAAGGTGCTCATCGATTAAAGATAAGTTTAAATTTAACATCTATTGATTTGAACTCTACTGCTGATGAAAATTTTGTAGAAATACTTAGAGTCAATGAGGGTTCAAATGAATTAGAAGCAAGACCTACAGAATATTCTGTAATAGGTGATACACTTGCTAGAAGAACATTTGACGAATCAGGTGATTATACTGTTAGACCTTTTCAGATTGATGCTAGAGAAGGTGTCACATCTACAGTCAAAGGTGAAGAGTTTAGAGGTGTCTATGCTAATTTAGAAGATCAAACACAAGACGGAAACGCCGCATCTGAAGATAAGTTTGTTGTTGCAGTGTCACCAGGTAAAGCATATGTTCGTGGATATGAAATAGAAAAAACTGCAATAACATTTAAGGATGTTAACAAAGCAAGAGACTTTGATACAGTAAATACAGGTACACTTAATACAGAGTTAGGTAACTTTGTAAAAATTACGAACTTATATAATCAACCACAAGTTTCAGATATAAGTGGTGAGACAACACCATACAAACAAATTCAACTACATGATGATGTAATTAATACAAGAGGAACAGCGAGAGGAAGACACATAGGAGTTGCAAGAGCAAGAACTATTGAGTTTGACTCTGGTACTGCTGGAAACACAGATGCAGTTTACAAATTATTTTTATTTGATATTCGTCTATTTACATATTTAACATTATCAGGTGAACCATCAGCAACATTAACATCTAATCATTCAAATGGTGGAATACAAGTAAAAGGTGTTACCTCTGGTGCGACAGGTTTTGTTTTCGGAAGTTTGACATCAGGTCAAACAGTTGTTCTCACAAATGTTTCTGGTACATTTACATCAGGTGAAAAAATTACTGCGTCTGATAGTAGCGAATCAGATCAAATCGTTGAAGACTCAGCAAATGCAGATTTGACAATATCTGAAGTAGTGACTCATGAGATTTCTCAAGCAAGATCATTATTTCAAGATGATGATGATGCAGGTCAAGACTTTACTGCTGATCTAGTTCTAACAGGTAATGTAGTCGGATCATTAATCGCAGACGGAACAGATGCAGGTGGAACAAATGAAAATGCAAACTTTGTATCTGAACAAGATGGCACATCTACTATTGCTTTAGAAACTAGACAAGTTGCCGCACTTACAAACCCAGAAAAAAATGTTGCATTATATAAACTTTCAAAATCAGCTGTAAAAACTTTATTAACAACTGCGAATGAGGCAGCATCCGATACATCATTTACAATAAGAAAACAATTTATTGGCACAACAAATTCATCTGGTGCCGTATCATTTACTGCAGGTGCAAATGAAACATTCTTATCTCACACTGAAAAAGACTTTACTCTAAACGTATTAACAGCAGGCAGTGGTAGTTCTGTTCAAGGTGATATAGTTTCAGTTAGTGGTAATATCGCTGGAACAGGAACATCAACTATAACAATTACAGATAATTCAAGTTTTGGTAACGCTGCAAAAGTTATGTTAACTGCAACATTATTAAAAACAAATATTACACAAAGAATAAAAACTACAAATTTATCTAAACAAGTAAAAGTTGCAGGTGCAACCGCAGGTGCGTTTGGAACAAAAGCAACTGACACTACAATATCTTTAGGAAGAGCAGATGTATTTAATCTTGGTGCTGTCTTTGATTCTGAAGATACAAGTAGTGATGCATCTTTACCAACACTTACATTATCAAGTGTAGTTGGTACATTTATCAGAGGTGAAAAGATTACAGGTGGTACATCAGGTGCAACTGCACATGTTGTAAATCCAACAACACCTATATCATATTATTTAATTAATGGTGCAGGTGCAACTGACTTTTCTGCAAGTGAAACAATTACTGGTGCATCATCAGGTGCGACTGCAACTGTGTCATCACTAACTGCTGGATCAAAAGTCATTACATCTAATTATACATTAGATACAGGTCAAAGAGATAACTTTTATGACATCGCAAGAATACAATTAAAACCTGAGACTGCAAAACCAAGAGGAAGATTATTAGTTGTATTTGATTTCTTTGAACATTCTAGTGGTTTATTTTTTAGTGTTGATTCTTATACAGATGTTGCAGGTCGTATGGGATACGATGACATTCCAACTTACACAGCAACGAGAGTTGACCCAGATGAACCAGAACCAACAGGCGAATTTGATCTATCAGATTGTTTAGATTTTAGACCAACTGCTGAAGATATCACTGGTACATCAACAACTTTAGCATCTATTGATACAATTACAGGTCACTCATTTGATTTCTTCCATAGACAGTTTGATGGTGTTGGTGGTGCGACTGTTGATACACCAAAACCAGGCACATTAGGAACATTAGATTTTGAATTTTATTTAAACAAAATAGCATCTTTATTTTTAACACAAAGTGGTTCATTTAAAATAGTTGAGGGATCACCTGCTGAAGTGCCAACTGAACCTAAAGATATAGATGGTGCAATGAAACTTGCAACTATGTTTATACCTGCATTTACTTTTAAACCAACAGATGTTAGATTTGAAAGAATAAAAAATCAAAGATTTACCATGAGAGATATTGGTAAGTTACAAAAAAGAATACAAAATTTAGAATATTATACAAACTTATCATTATTAGAAAGAGACGCAGAATCATTTGAAGTTCTTGATGCAAACGGATTGAATAGATTTAAATCTGGTTTCATCGTAGATAATTTTGCAGGTCACAGAGTTGGTGATGTAAAAAACAAAGATTATAAAAATGCAATAGATCAAGAGAACAAAGAACTAAGACCTAAGTGTGTATTGAGAGCTGCATCACTTGAGGAAAATGTATCAACTGATACAGAAAGAACAACATTAGGTTATCAAAAAACTGGTGATCTTATTACTCTTCCTTATACTGAAGTTGTTCAGTCAGAAAATCCATATGCAACAACACTTGAAAAAGTAAATCCATATCTAAATGCAAACTGGGTTGGTAATATTGATTTATCACCTGCAAGTGATGAGTGGTTTGAAACAGAAACAAAACCAGATTTAATTATTAACGTTGACGGAAACTATGATGCAGTTTTAGCCGCAAATGAAAATAGACTTGGTACTATTTGGAACTCTTGGGAAACTCAATGGTCAGGTGTTGTATCCACAAAAACTGAAAAAGTTAAACAAGGTCGTTCAACTATAACAAGAAGTATAGAGACAACAAGATCAGATTTAAGTAGAACAGGTATCAGAACTGAATTAGTTGAACAAGTTGAAGAAGAAACACAAGGAACAAGAACATTATCAAAAGCATTGATACCTTGGATAAGACCTAGAACAATAACTTTCACTGGTACTGGTTTCTATCCAAACACTAAAGTTTATCCTTTCTTTGACGGAACAGATGTTGCAAAATTTGTAACACCATCCTCAACAGAATTTACAAATGCTTCTACAGTAGTTGAAGGATCTCAGTTGGTTACAAACTCAACTGGTAATGTAAACGGAACATTTAGAATACCAGAGTATAGATTTAAAGGTCAAGAGAATATTCCTAAATTTAAAACTGGTGAAGTAGAATTTAGATTAACATCAAGTTCAACAAATGATCAAATAACTCTTCCAAAAACTGCAGCCAGTGTTACATATCAAGCAAAAGGTATTTTAGAAACTGAGCAAGAAACAATTCTTGCAACAAGAAATGCAAGTGTATCACAAAGGTTCGTAACTGAAACAACATCAATATTAGATACCTCAACAAGAACAATCAGTGTAGAGGATTCAGGTAATGATCGTGACATTGAAAGAAATAGATCAAATCTTAATATTGGTTCAACAGATCCAAATAGATATAGACTATCAGGTAATTTTGGTTACTCAGCCAACACATTAGGGGGATTTTCAACTGTAGGTGGTAATAGACAACTAGCTCGAATATCATGTAGATATAATGATCCTATCGCACAAACATTTATTGTTGAAGAGTCTGGTGGATGTTTCTTAACATCTGTAGATTTATACTTTGGTGCAAAAGACAATGATCAACCTGTTTGGATAGAATTAAGAAACGTAATAAATGGATACCCTGGTCCAAAAATTTTACCATTTGGTAGAAAACTTTTACAGGCCGCAGACATAAACACATCAACTGATGCATCAACTGCCACAACATATACATTTGACTCACCTGTATTTGTAAAGGAAGGACAAGAGTATTGCATAGTCGTTAGAACACATTCTAACTCACCTGCTCTTTGGATTTCACAAATGGGTCAAACAGATGTTGGTGGATCAAGAATAGTTTCAAAACAACCACACTTAGGTGTATTATTTAAATCACAAAATAATTCAACTTGGACTGCAATACAATCTGAAGATATGAAGTTCACAGTTAGAAAAGCATCTTTTGATACATCCAAAGTTGGAACACTAACTTTACAAAATAAAGTAATTGGTGAGGCAGTATCAAATGAATTAGGAACAACTGTTTATGGTAAGAGACTAAAATCAAATCCTATCATATTAACAAACAGTTCAACAGTATTAAAAGTAAAACATATAGATCATGGCATGTATTCAACTTCTAACAATGTAAGAATTACAGGTGTCTCATCAGGTATCAGTACGACATTAAACGGAGCGATAAGTGCCTCTGCAACATCTCTTACTTTGACATCAAATACAAACTTCCCAGCTGGAAGTATCACTTTGAAAATAGGAAATGAAATAATTACAGGTTCAAACAGTAGTGGAACAGTTTCATCATTGACAAGAGCAACTGACGGATCAACTGCTGTAAATCATGCAAGTGGTGATACAGTTGAATTGTATCAAATACTTGGAACACCATTGACAGAGATAAACAAAGTTCATACTGCTCTTGCAAACATTGGTATGGATTCATACACAGTAAGTTTAACAACTGCACCAACAATTAGTGGTGGATCAACAACAAGTGAAGTTGGTGGTAACAATGTCTATGCATCAGAAAACTATAGATACGAATCTGGTAAAACTTTGATAGGTGCATTAGAACTTCCAAATACAAAGATAGTTACATCACTAAGAAACACAACAGGAACATCACCAAGTGGTAGTGAAACATCATTTACTACAACAACACTTGCAAACGCTATAAGTATTCCTTTGAATGAGAACTTTGATAACTCAGTGACAAATATAGTCGCATCAGACATAAATGAAACAAATGAACTTGCAGGTGCAAAGTCATTATTCTTGCCTATCACATTGACAAGTAATGCATCTGATAGATCACCAGTTATTGATTTAGGTCGTGCATCATTTATTGCGATTGCAAATAGACTAAACAATATTGATAGTTCATCAGATGTATTCCCAACAACTGATTACAATGATTCAACACAACCAGATGGTGATCAAAATGCATTTATTTACATGACTAAAAAAGTTGCGTTAGAAAATCCAGCGACAGCAATCAAAGTAATATTCTCAGCACAAAGAAGAAATAGTGCTGAACTCAAAGCATTGTTTAGAACTTTGAGATCAGACGATGCATCTGACTTTGATGAACTAAGTTATCAATTCTTCAATACTACAGGCACAACTGATGTTGCCGTTAATGCATCTGTCGATGATGATGACTTCCAAGAATATGTTTTCACAGCAGGTATCACAGATGATGGCACAGGTGAACCATTACCTGAGTTTATTCAGTTTGCGATTAAGATAGTCGGACAAGGAACAAACGCAGCTCAACCACCAAGAATAAAAGATTTAAGAGTGATCGCATTGGCAACATAATGACAGAGAGATATTTAAAAGTTGAGGGATATACAGAGTTATTAAGAGATACAGACTCAGGTGCGATTATTAATAAAAATACTACTGCATATTTAAAAGCAAGAAGTAGATCATTTGAAGTGCAAAAAAGAAATGATGAACTTAGAAATGCAACAAGAGAGATTAATAATTTAAAGTGTGAGATGCATGAAATAAAAAATTTATTAAAAGAATTGGTAAATAAAAATGGCGATTAGTGCAGGGCAAATCTCTAACTTAGGAACTATAGAGCAGTTAAGAGGACAATTTAACAATCTTGTAACTGATGTATCTGCGTTAGAGAGTGGAACAATAAATTTTAGTAATTTATCTGCAACAACAATCAATGTTGGAGATTTGAATGTTAGTGGTGCTTTTGATATACCTAATATTACAGCAACCTCACTTACGATTAGTGGTTCAAGTATTACTTTTGAAGGAGCCACTACCGATGCGTTTGAAACAACTTTTACTGTTACAGATCCAACAGCTGATCGAACAATAACATTTCCAAACACATCAGGCACAGTATTATTAGACGGAGGCACAATTGATTTAGGTTCTAGTGAAACACATGTAGGTGCGTAATAAATGGCGATTAACGCAAGTCAAATAAGTAATCTTGGAACGATAGAACAATTACGAGGTCAATTCAATAATCTTGTAACAGATGTCTCTGCTTTAGAATCAGGTAATATAAACTTCTCAGCAATTGCAGCCACAAGTGCATCAATAGGAACTTTAGATATTACAGGTACGTTTACAATTGCATCATTATCACCAACATCTATTGATATAAGAGGTAGTTCTATTACATTTGAAGGATCAGTAGATGATGAAAATGAAACGACTTTAACAGTTACAAATCCAACTGCTGATAGAACTATAACTATACCTGATAATACAGGCACAATCGCACTAACCACAGATTT